CTTGCATTAGATAGTTGGAAACCAGATTATATTGTAGGAATTACTCGAGGCGGGTTGATTCCTGCTGTTATGATCAGTCAATATTTTAATATCCCATTGCATACACTAAACGTGAGTTTGCGTGATGGGGATATTGGTCCTGAAAGCAATCTTTGGATGGCTGAAGATGCTCTAGGGCCGAACAGTAGAGAACGGATTGTTGAAGATTCCAATGACATTGGCGGCATTTTAGAAGCCGCAAGTTCTTTACTAGAAGAAGGTGGCACATACAAGAATATTCTTATTGTCGATGATATCAACGATCAGGGCACCACACTTAACTGGATCATGAAAGACTGGCCCAGTGGCTGTTTTCCAGACGACCCTAGTTGGGGTGAAGTGTGGAACAATAATGTAAAATTTGCAGTATTAGTAGACAATCTTGCCAGTCAGTGTGAAGTTAAAATGGATTACGTTGGTATGGAAGTTAACAAAGCTGAAAATGATGTATGGATTGATTTTCCTTGGGAAGATTGGTGGACTAAATGATTGATTCTAAAATCAAAGTTCGTTGTACAGATGCAGGCAAAGATTTTGATATGCACATATTGGGATATAAGCCTAAAGTATTTTTAGATGTTGCATTTCAAACTATTAAACTGCGATTAGTTTATATGGAACGTACCAAAGCATTTGCAGGCAGTCTAGGCGGCCGTGAGTTTGTTGTACGCGAAGATAATCTTCCTAAAGAAAAGCAGGAATACAAACGATGAACCTACACTATTCGTTAGATGATGCACGTGATGCAGGTCAGGCACCATGGGACGATGTTGTACAAGATGACTTTCATGTTGCTATTTTTAAAGACAAGTATCCTGTAACAGAAGGACACTTGTTGTTTGTGCCTAAATACTCAGCTGTAGGTGTTATCGAAGATTGTTTTGCTGATGCACTTAGACTTGGTCAAGAAAAGGTCAACAGTGGTGAGTGGGACGGATTCAATATCGGTATGAATTGGGGGGAAGCAGCAGGGCAAACTGTTCCGTATCCCCATGTTCATTTGATTCCCAGACGCAAAGGTGATATGGAAGACCCCACAGGCGGTGTTCGCCACGTGATTCCGGAAAAGGGTAACTACAGAAAATGATAACTGTACATGTACCATGGAGTCCCAAGGCAGGTAGTATCCCAATTTGGGATGAAATCACTATAAGCATTATAGAAAGATTTGGGTTACCTGGGGACAAATACACCACAGAGTTAACAGACAGCTACATGAACTTTCTATTTAAGGATGAGCGTGAAGGATTAATGTGTCAACTGTTGGTCAGCGACTATATATGAAAAATATCTTGATAGTCATTGTAGCATTTATAGCAGTGTTTTTGATTGTTATCAACAATTGGGAAGGAACTCCTGGTAGATATTACAATTGCAGAGATATAGATTTTCTTCCTGATGTACCTCCCCAAGTTAGAACAGAATGTAGAAAGATGATCAAAGAAAGATTAGAGCAACAACGTAAGCAAGAGCGAGATAGGTCAGATTCAATAATATGAATACCTGGACATTAACTGTTGAAGAAGATGGCATATTATCGTTACCACAGGATCTGCTTGATGCTGCAGGTTGGAAAGAGGGCGATTGTTTAAATTGGATTGATAATCACGACGGCACTTGGAGTCTTGTCAAAGAGGACTTGACAAATTTCATACATAAAGGTATAATAAACAATGAGCAAAATTAAAATCGCAGAGCTGTTCTACAGCATACAAGGTGAAGGTCGTTACATGGGTGTGCCTAGTGTGTTCTTACGCACATTTGGCTGTAACTTCAAGTGTGCTGGCTTTGGTATGCCACGTGGCGAAGTGAGTCACGAGGCTACTGACATTGCAGCCACACACTCAATGATTGAATCATTTCAAACGTATGAAGAACTTCCGTTAGTTAGCACAGGCTGTGACAGCTATGCATCATGGATGCCAGAGTTTAAAGATCTTAGTCCGATGCTTACTTCAGATGCAATAGCAGAACGTATCATGGAAATCTTACCTTACCAGCGTTGGGAAGACGAACATCTTGTTATTACAGGCGGCGAACCGTTACTAGGTTGGCAACGTGCTTATCCGGATCTGTTGAATCATCCGAGTATGACAGGTCTTAAAGAAATTACGTTCGAAACCAACGGTACTCAAAAGTTAACTCCTGAGTTTAAAAAATATCTGCAAGAATGGTCACAGAATCCTCCATTTGTTTCTAGAGAAGTTACATTTTCAGTAAGTGCCAAACTCAGTTGCTCAGGTGAAGAACGACACGAAGCAATAAAGCCAGATGTTGTTTGTGAATATCAAGAAGTCGGCAATACCTATCTTAAGTTAGTTATTGCTACAGAAGAAGATGCTGAAGAAGCTCTAGAAACTCTAGATATATATCGAGCAGAAGGATTCACTGGACATTGTTATCTTATGCCCGTGGGCGGAGTTGAATCAGTATACACACTAAATAACCGTCGTGTAGCAGAATTAGCAATGAAGCACGGACTTAGATACAGCGACAGACTGCAAGTTCCGTTATTTAAGAATGAGTGGGGAACATAATGGTTAAACGTATGGCAAAAAAGAAGGAAGATATTAGTTTTATCGATCCTAAGACTATGCAGGTTAGATGCACATTTAATGGGTGCGTTGATAAATTTACTGTTGAGGATTTTGAAGTATTTGTCACTGACAAAGGCAAAGACTTTGTATCAGCGTTTCATGCGTGTCATGAATGCGGTCAACGAGTTAAAGCCAAAGGAGACGGTTCTCGAGCATATAAGAAATGGAGAGAAGTAATGAGTCAAAAAGATCCAGCCACTCTTGATCCTGATACATTGGCTAAATTACAATACGGGTGGGGAACATAATGAAAAAATGGATTGAAAAGTTATTTGGCATTGACAAGATCAGAGCAGAAGCAGAAAGATCTATAGGTATCGCAGCACAAGCCTCCGAAACAGCCAAAGCAGCCACTGAAGCTGCTGAACGTGCCACAGAAGCAGAAGCACAGGCTAAACTATCACCAAAAGAACGTGCAACACGCAAAAAAGAACCGTGGGTAGGTGTACTCGAAACACATGTCAACAAAGATAATGTGCGTAATGGCTTTTTTGAGCTTGACTGGAACGACCTTTTTGTGTTAAAATTAAAGCAAGAGGGATACGGCGAGGACGGGGATAAAGACGAAGAAATTATAGATCGTTGGTTCCGTGAACTGTGTGCCAATGTAGTAGTTGATGGTGATTTTGGCGGTCCTGTAAACACAGGCTTAATTGATATTAAAACAGTAAAGAAAGACAATCTATGACATATATCTTAGTTGATACAGCAAACACATTCTTTCGTGCTCGGCACGTTATCAACGGTGACGCTGATATTAAACTAGGCATGGCGTTTCATATTACTTTAAACAGCATTCGCAAAGCATGGCAGCAGTTCGAAGGTAGCCATGTTATCTTCTGCTTAGAGGGGCGTAGCTGGCGGAAAGATTACTATACTCCTTACAAAGCTCAACGTGCTGCTCAACGTGCTGCTCACACAGAACGTGAAGCAGACGAAGAAAAGATCTTCTGGGAAGCATTTGATACATTCAAAGACTTTATCGCAGAAAAGACCAACTGTACTGTGCTACAAAATCCACGCCTCGAAGCAGATGATCTTATTGCAGGGTGGATACAGAGTCATCCAAATGACAAACATGTGATTATCAGCACAGACACAGATTTCGTGCAATTGATTGCACCCAATGTCACGCAGTACAACGGTGTCATGGAACATGTTATCACTGACAAAGGAATATTTGATGACAAAGGCAAAGCAGTCATTGACAAGAAAACACAAGAGCCTAAGCCCGCACCTAATCCAGAATGGCTATTGTTCGAAAAATGCATGCGTGGTGATACCAGTGATAATGTCTTCTCAGCGTATCCGGGTGTACGTACTAAAGGCACAAGCAAAAAAGTGGGTCTTACTGAAGCGTTCGAAGATCGTAACAGCAAAGGATATGCGTGGAACAATCTCATGCTTCAGAGGTGGTCTGACCATAATGGAGTAGAACATCGAGTGCTAGAAGATTATGAACGCAATCGTCGACTGATTGATCTAACACACCAGCCTGATGACATTAAAGAGGTAATTGCAAATACCATTACCACTGCTACCGCTGAACAAAAGAATGTGAGTCAAGTTGGTATAAGATTAATCAAGTTCTGTAATCTATGGGATTTGAAAAAGATTGCTGATCAGGC